CTCCAGTTCTTGTACCAGCTATAACTTCATTATAACCACTTGAATCTTTTGTAGTTGCATCAGGTAAATCTGCTGATAAACTTAATGTAGAAGAAGTCGAGTGACCTACAGCAATTTCAGAACCATCTGTTGAGTGAAACTTTAAAATTAAATTAGTACCATTAAATACTCCAGTTGTAGCCATTTATTTATGTTTTAAATTTTTTGTAAATATACAAATAATTAATTTATGTGTTTTCCCAGTTTGTAGCTATGTCCTCCCAGAACTCGAATATGTTTTCCCAGTTTCTTTCATCTCCAGCAGTAAACACACCAGTTAACTTTATTTCTAAATTAAACTCAGTTATGCTATCGGTATCTCCAACCTCATCAACACTTGTAATATACCCCTCTCCTCTTACAACAAAAGCTGGGTCTGTGGCTTCTTTAAAATAAAATGTTTGTTTTGTTTTACCTATTAAAGCATCAGCAAACTGTGTGAAATTTAAACTACTGTCATAAGCAGTTAAACCATTTGCTTGTATTGTACCACCTCTAACTAAAGGGATTATTTCTTTCCAACCATTACTGTCTTTTGTAGTGGTATCAGGTAAATCTACATCAAATTTAACAATAGTTTCTCTTGAATAACCTATTGCTGTTTGGTCTTTATATAATAGTAATTGAGTACCATTGACTGGCATTACTCCTCTTTCTTCTCTATTGGTGTTATCTCACCATCAGTAATATTAATTGAACATGGTCCATGCTCTTTTTCAATTTCATCTGTAAACTCTTTTTGCTCAACTTCAAGTTTTTCTAATTGTTCTTGTAGTTTGTAAATTAAATTATAAGCAACAGTTCTAGCACCTACTTCATTAATAATTGCATTTTTGTTGTTTACAAATGATTGTAGTTTTTCTAATTTTTCTTTTTCTAGTTTTGCCATTTTTATATAATTAAATATTTATATTTTGATTATCCCAGTTAGGGTGTAAATGAATATCAGTTGGATTGATTTGCTTTTCAATTTCTTTGTCAATAGCATTTTTAAAATCTTCAACATTAATTTTTGCCTCAATCCATTGAATTACTTGTTCTTTAGTAATATTATCATATTCTATAAAATCATCACTCGGTGCATCTAAATGAACAATATTATTAATTGAATATTGTTTTGAATTATCATCATCATTGACACCTGAATAATTATAATGTATGCAATAAATTACATTAGATTTTCCATCTTGATTTATTTTAGCATCTAATTGATGTATTTTATAAGAATACGAATTTGCCATAATTATTTTTTTACAAATTTAGTAATAAATTTAACAACTACCACCCCCAATAATTGAACCACCTGAACCAACTTGGATATATTTACCAGTTGAATTAAAACTAGAATCAAACACTTGATAATATCCAGCACTTGCAGTTGTACCTGATGTATTTATGTATGCTGTATAATAACCATTTAATTGGCTTGGATATAAATTATTACTATCATTATGATAATATGGTGAGGGGTCAGGTAAACCAGCTGCACAGGCACTCCCTGAACTTCCTGAATCATAAATAAAATAAAATGCCACTAATGTCACATTTTGCTCATAACCATAAAACTCTGACATTTGTAAAGGATTAGAACCATCAGGTCGTTCATCTGCTGGATTTAAAGTGTTTATAGATGGATAACTTTCACCACTTCCACTTGAATTACCACCAGTTAATCTAGATAAATCACTTAAATAAATAGGTGCTGTGATACTAGTTCCACTTGTGTAGCCATATCCTTTTCTTTCTCTAGCTATTTTAAGCATTGTTAATTCACCACTTGTTGGTACACCCATATTTATTTACAATTACAATTACACTTTTTATTTTCTAATGCCTCAACTTTAGCACTTAACTCTTTAACTGATTCAATCAATACAGCTGTTAGTTTTTCATAATCAACTGTTTTATAAGTTTCGCCATCTATTAACTCCATTTGTTTTTCATGAACAATTTCTGGCAATACTTTTTCCACATTTTGAGCAATAACCCCTAAATCTTTTTTTCCTTTTCTTGAACCTTTATTCCAAACATATTCAACCCCTCTTAATTGTTTGACCTTATCTAATGCTTTGTCAATGGTTACTACATTATCTTTTAATCTTTCATCTGAAATTGTAGTTGAATAAGCAATCACATCACTATCAGCATGTAAATCACCATTAGCATGAATCATTAATTTATCTGCTGTTGTACTGCCATTATAATAGTCAATAACAAAATTATTGCTTGACCTTTTCAATCTCCAATAATTATTATTAGCAGCATTTTCAAAATATAAAGATGCAGTATCACTTCTTATTTCTCCAAAATTATATGCTAAAAATCCATAATAAATTTGAAAATAACCATTACTAAGAATTCTAACCCTCTCTCCATAACCAGCATGATACGTTTGGAAAACAACATCTGCATATCCACTTGAATTTTGTACTGCTCCAATATATGCTTCAGCAGCACCACCTATTCCAAAAGTAACACCAGTTGTAACATTTGTTCCAGCAGTACCACCTGTTGCTAATCTTAAATTCGCTCCGTTAATAAATGATGTCGCAGTATATCCAATAGCACTTGCTGTTCTTATTTGTAATTTTGCATATTGAGGGTTTGTATCTCCAATTCCTAAATTACTTCCGACAATATAATTATTAACATTTGATTGAAATAAATGAGTTGTTACATTATTATTGTCTTGTAATACTAAATATGGATTAGCATTATCAAATCCTATAAAAACATCAGCACTACCCCCAAAATTACCTCTAAATATATTTGTTCCATTAGAACCAACAACTTCTATTTTTGCACTAGGCGAAGCAGTTCCAATTCCTATTGCAGATGCATTTAAATATAAATCGTTATTTGCTTGTATTTCAGAATAACCAGCACCACCAGCATCTCTTAAATATAATGTTGGTGGTGTTGTATTAGTATTATTTACTACTATTCCACTTGTATTGCCACCTTGCTCAACAATAAATTTACCACCATAATCTGATGTACCACCTATATAAAATCTACCAGCACTATCAATTGTAACTCTTTGTATAGCATTATTTACATCATATATAAAAAAAGTACCACCACCAACTCGCCATGAATATGTATGAGCAGTGCTTGACCATCTAATACCAGTGAAATCAGTACTTGCATTTACATTAATAGCATCGGCACCAATATCTGTAACTTCTAACTTATAGCCAGGATTTGTTAATCCAATTCCTATATCTTGTGTAGGAAAATACGCTGTGGTTTCACTAAGATAAAAATCAACTACTGTTTGATTATGAGCATACATTTTAAATGCTGTTGCTGCATGGTCATAAGAAAATCTAGCTGATGTTGAACCATCTTGAAAAAACATCTCACCAGTTCTATTGTTAGCACTTTGAAATATAATTCCAGGGTCACCACCACCACCAGTTTCTAATTTTATTCTTGGGTCACCAGTGGTTAATTTTAAATGCAAAGTTTCATCAGGTGATGTAGCCACACCAAATCCCACTTTTCCATTAACAAAAGTTGCAAAAATTCCATTTGAATCACTAACAGCCATCACTGGTCGTGAATCATTTGCTTCTTGTGTATGAACTAATAATGCACCATTATAACCCCCAGCAGTATATGCACTTCTAAATTCACACATATAATTGCCATTAAATGAACCAGTTGCACTTGTACTAAAATTTCTAACTTGTAATTTTGCCGTACCACCATTTTCATCTAATATTTGAACAATTCCTGAATTAGTATTATAAATATCATTGCCAGATTTAACCCAATTTGAACTACTGCTAACAGCTAAATTCGCTGCTAATTGGTCCACAGTTTGATAACCTATTGTTCCATCACCACTTGAACCCACATCAATTAAAACATTATATGCTAATCCTGAATTTGGTTTTGAATCTATATGAACTTGACCAATAAAAGTTGCATTATCATTTGTATCGAATTGTAATGGAGTTGTAGAATCTGTTTCATTTCTAATAGCAAATCCAGCATTACTTACCCCATGAGTACCAACCATAATTGAATACGTTTCGCCACCAGAACCAGTATTGGTAATTCGTATTCTTGCATGTGATTGGTCACCTGAATTTATATTTAATCCATAAGCATAAGTTCCATCAGTTGTTATTACTGCTCTTTTATTTGCAGATATAGCACCTACAAAAGTTGCATTTTGTGATGAATCTAATTTTAATGCTTGAATTAAAGTAGATGATGAACTTGTGTAAAATATCATTGAATTATCAACAGCATAATTGCTATCACTTGATGATGCTATTGCAACACCTCTATTTGAATCAGTTGTGCTATGTAAAATAATACTTGAACCATGACCAGTACCAGCAGCATTTATAGGATTTTTTAATTTTAATACATTAAAAATTCCACTTGTACTTGTGCCAGTAAATGTAGCTGAACCTGTGCTTGTAATTCTTGCTTTTTCACTTTGTCCTGGTCGTATTACAAAATCACCAACATTTTCAAAATATAAATCAGAATCAGATGTGCCAGTATATATATATGAATCATAACTATTTTGATTTGTTAAAACAATACTTGAACCAGCTGATGTGTTTTTTATATGTAACCCTTTGAATCCACTTCCAGCAAGCGTAATGCTATCACTTCCAATTCCAACATTTCCATTTGTATCAACATATAATCCTAAATTACCATTGCCTTTTAAAGATAAATTTCTAGCTACAATATCTAAATCCCTATATCTTTCAGTTGAGCCATGACCACCATAACAATCAATATATGAACTATCACCATTATATTCAAAAAATAACCTACCACCACTTGCATTATTCCCACCTATTCTTATACTAGCTAAAGTTGATGAATCTGAATCTCTAACATTAATTCCAGTAGTTGAATGAGAAGAAACAATGCTATCACCTAAAGTGTCTGAATCTGTCCATTTTGGCAAAGTTCCAGCAGTACCACTTCCATCAACGGTATTATCATCCACATAATTTTTATTTACAGCATCAGTTCCATCTGTAATTGTGTCAATACCCTGAATCCTACCAGTACCACCTAAAATAATATCACCACCAGAAACAGTTAAATCACCAGCAAATGTGGCTAAAGTTCCTGATTGTTCTAGTTTTAATATTTCCGAACCACCTACATAAAATTGAATTTTATCACCTAAGGTTGTACCCTCAATTCTAACATCATCAGATGTCCATCGTAAGGCATTACCATTAGATAATGTTATATCATTAGTAAAAGTTGCATTTTGAGTTGTGCCATCTAAAGTTAATGTCAATGTATTACCAGCATTTATATTAAAATCACCTGAGCCAGTAAATTCACTCCCAGATGAATTAGTTATAATTCTTAAATCATAATCATCACTAAATGGTGTTTTTAAATCTATATAACCACCATCAGGACCACCAATCTCTAACCTACCATATCCACTATCTGCTTCAACTTGTATCTCATCATCTACTTTTAAAGTGCCAGCAATACTTAAATCTCTATCCACTTCATTGGGTACATCATTTGACCTACCAGCACCAAAAACTTCTATTGAACCATTACTAGCATCAACTTTCATGACAACTGCAATCTTTTGAATTAATTGAGTTGTCAATAGTGGTTTAGAATTTGTTAAACTACCATCATTGCCGACATATAATTCATCACCAGCACTAAAACTTGAGGTGTCAATACCATTTATAAATCCAAACATTATTGCTTCACCCTCATCATTAGTGCCACCAGCTGCATCTAAATCCTCATTTAATATTGCAATAGCTGGCATTAAACTCGCTGTATCATAATCTGCCTTTTTAACTTGCACAATATTTCCACTCGGTGGTGTTGCTGTTGGTTCTGCATGAACAACAGTTCCAGCACTCAATGAAACTGTTTCTGTATTTTTAACTGTTATTGTAACCCTCCTTGCTTTATCAGCACCACTTATTTGGTCATCAACATATTTTTTACTAGCTGCATGACCATCAGCTGTTGGTGTTTGTGGTATTGTTATTTGACCAGAGAAAGTACCACCAGTAGAATCTATTTGACCAATAACAATTTTACCCTTTACTGTCCAAGATGCTGTTGAACTTGGTTCTGTTGTACCTAAACCAATATAAAATGTTGGTGTTGTAACTCCACTACCAGCATCATAATAAGTACCAACGTATTTAGTGCCACTTTCAACAATAGTTCCATACCAACCAATATCCATAGTGTTAGAAACGTTGTCTTTAGCCATTTCAATCA